GGGTTCATGGTCTCCAGCTGCTCTTGGGTCGGCCCCTGAGCTTCAAGGGTCCGAATCAACCAGTCAAGCGCCTGGTAGGGAATTTTCGCGCGCTTGGTCTTCCCCGGCCCGGACGGGTCGGTGACGTAGAAGTCGCACGCGACCATGTAGCCGCCGGTCGGGATGAACTCCGACTCCAGCGCCTTCAGCTTCTGCACGCGCTGCTCTTCCATCATGTGATGGATCTGCACGCGGAGCTGGTACGCCTGCTGAACTTCGGGCGGCAGGAACTTGAAGTCGGCTTGTCTCATCCGTGAGACAAGCCGCTTCGCCGAGTAGACGTGATCGTCGTACTCGTGGATCGGGGGTCGCTCGCCCCGGTCCAGCGCCAGAATGTCGTTGGTGAGGGAGTCGTAGTCCACGGTGAGATCCGCGAGACCCTGCTCCATGTTCGCGTACGGCATGAGCCGCACGATCTTGCCGATGTCCTGCTTGTCGAGCTTGGTGCCCGTGTACTGCACGAGCTGCGAGAGAATCAGCTGGTGCCCCAGCTTCGTCTCGATGTCGTTGGCCTGCGCCTCGACCTTCACCTCGTAGCAGAGGTCGTTCGCGTTCTTGAACTCCGAGATGTTCACCTGCTCGGGCTTGCCGACGGCGTAGACGACCTGCTCCTCCGACATGTGGAGCTTGGCCAACTTCAAATAGGTCTGGCAGACGCGGATCAGGAAGCGCTCGAACTTCCGCGCGTAGCGCGCGAACTTCTTCTTCTCGGAGGCCGCCTTGAAGATCAGCGAGTACGGGTCGAGCTGGCCCGGGCCGGCCTTCTCGTCCACGAGCATCTCCGCGACGTCCATCACTTGGTACAGCTCCTCGATCTGCGCCTGCATGTAGGCCAGGTACTGGGAGCCGTCGCGTCCGTTCAGAATGTCCGGCTTCGCGCCGCTGTAGTTGATCGAGCGCACGCCCGGCAGGCCGACGCCGGGGGAGATCTTCGTGCCGTCCATGATGATGAGCTTGTCGTCGCCCAGGGTGATCTGGTGTTCGGCGATCTTGCTCGCGGCGCGGTTGATCTCGGCCTGGTACGGCCGCATCGTCTTCACCGGCCCGCGGCCACGAGGAGTGGTCGGGACTTTCTCGAACGGCTCAAAGACGATCGGGAAAATGCCTCCCGGGAGCGGTCCTTGCTCCAGGATGCCTTCCTTGGTCGTGAAGAAGAAGTAGCCCTCCGGATACTGGTAGCAGGGGCGGAAGAAGAACTCTTTCAGGAGGAATTCTTTGTTCGAGTCGCGGTAGCCACCCTTGGCGCCGTCGAAGACCTTGTAGGTTTCGTCCGCGGACGCCACGACGAACTTGCGCTTGTCCGGATCGTTGCCCCAGCGGGCCAGGCCGATGTCCAGGCTGACCATCTTGCGGTTGATCAGGTACGGGCTGTCCTCCATCGCGCGCGCCTCGCGCGCCCGGAGCAGGTTGAAGCCGTAGATCTCCTCGAACACGGCCCCGCCCTCGTGGACCGGGGTTCCGGCCTTCGGAGTGGTGCCGTCTTCCTCGAAAACCGGGTTACCGGCTTCGTCCAGGGCCTGATCGTAGGCGATGATCTTGCCGATCGTCGGGTCCCAGAAGATTTTCACGGCGACTTCGCCGATTCCGTCGAAAGAGTTGGCCCAGTCGTCGATTTTCGACTCCAGACCGTACTTTTCGCGCGCGTCCTGCCAAATTGCCGCGTGCAGCTCCGCGGCCTTCTGATCGGACAGCTCATTTTGGTTTTTCGGGCTGATTCCGACGCCCGGAGCGAGAGAGGTGATGTTGTTGACGTAGATTTTGTGGATTCGCTGGATGTGGTTCTTCGTCAGGCGCAGTTTCTGCTCTTCCGCGAGGTTTTTCGACTCCCGGACCGTGCGGAAGAACTTCGCGTTGCGCTTCTGGTAGTGATCGCCGTTGATGAGCAGCAGATTCGAGCGCATCTCCGAGAAAATCTCGGAGTCGCACGTCTCGGAATCGGTGTAGAGCTGCTCCAGCTCGCTATGGCTGTGGATTTTCGTCGGCTGGGACGGATTCATGCTCCTCTAACTCCCCGTTGAGCAGCATCTGCTCGGCTACTTCGGGCTTGGTGATCACCAGCTCGTCGTAGAGGTCTCTCTTTTGGCGCAGTTCATCTTGAACTCGCGCCTCTTCGGCCGCTTTTGCTTGGAGGACCGCGATTTCGGCCGCGGGGATAGCGGGCTGTCCGTGAACCTGCGGGGCCCGGGGGCCCATCTGCAGGCTGAGGTCGCCGAATTTCAGTACGGAGACCCCATGGAGCGCGCAGGCTTCAATGATCGCACGGACTTCTTCAACTTTTAAAGCCTTTTCCTCAGCCATACATGCCGTTCCACTCGTCGAACTCGTCTTCGACCCGCTGGTACTCGGCTCTTTCCCCGTGCGGCCCAATGCCATGTCTTCGCTCCTGAATTTCCTGCTCTTGAGGCGTCAGTTTCTTGGTCGGCGGCACCCAGTCCGCCGGCTTGGCGCCCACGATGAAGCTCCAGTCCCACCCCGGGGCCATGACGGCGTAGCGGAGAGCGTCCGCGAAGTCGTCCTTCGCCTTGTTTTTCGGTGTGTCTTTCCGGAGTTGTACCAGCTCGCCGGCCAGTTTGCCCAGCTCGGGGTCATCGAAGATGACGAGCATGTCGTTTTTGAAGAGCGAGTTCACCACCTGCTCACCGCGCTCGTGGTTCTTGTCCGCCGGGAGGAAGCCTTCCCCCGCTCGCTGCGCGATCGTCCCGAAATCCTTCGCCGCGGCGTCGTAGATCTGCATGGCGAGCTTGGATTCCCCCCGCAGCTCGCGGAACTTCACGAGCACGTCGCCCGCCGTGGTCTCGATCTGGTCCCCGCGCCAACCGCGGAAGACCGCCCCGGCGCGGAAGTCCGGCCGGACGGCCACGAAGACGCAGGCCGCGGGGTGACCTTTTTCGCCACCGCTGCCGATGTCCGCCGCTCCGTAAATGTGCCAGTCCTTCGGGATGGGGAACGGCTTAACCATGTGGCGCTTGATGTCGAACGCCGGGTACTTCAGACCCTCGTCCACGACGAACCGCCCGAACACGCGCCGGAGAACCTCCGCGTGGGACTTGCAGCGCGCGATGGCCTGCTCGATCTTTTCCTTGGTCCAGTGGCTCGGGGACCCGTCTTCGTAGAACTGGCAGTCGTACATGCTGACCTGCCACTTCCCAGCGCCTTTGAGCTTCTCCTTGTCCCCGTGCTCCTCGATCACGCAGCGCCAGAACTCCTGCCCGAGCGTCGCCGTGAAGACCATGTGGAAGTAGCCGTCGCTCGCCGAGATGCGGAAGATCAGCTCGGAGTAGAGGTCTTCAGGAAGCTCCTCATCACAGAAGATCGCATCGCACGTGCCCGTCTGTAGAGCCTGAACATCCTGCGAGTAGCTCTTGAAATAGACGCGAACGTTGACCACGAAAAAGTGGATGCAGAAGATCTCTTTGTTCTTGATGACCTCTTTCCAAGCATACGGGTTCTCCTTCCCGTCGATCACCGCGTCCGTCTTGTAGCGGCCCTGCGGGAGAAACTGCTGCCACTTCGTCTCGAACTCGGTGCTGGCTTGGGTCGCCGTCGGGTAGAGGTACCAGAACTGCATCGGCCGGTGCCGCCAGAGGGTCGGCCACTTCTTGCGGTTCGTCGCCCAGTCGATGCACTTCCGGATCTGCGTGCTCGACTTCGAGATCTGGTTCGCGGCGCAGAGGAAGTTCAGCTTGTTGGTCGAGTCGAAGAACTCACGCGCCCAGGGGTACCACTTCCAGCCGTGGATGAACGGCAGCCCCTCCTGCAGCTCGACCTTCTTCTCCAGCAGCGCGAGGCGCTCCAGCTGGAGCTTGAGCCGTTCCTTCTCGTCCATCACTCACCCGTGGGGAGGGGATCGACGTCGATGACGTCCGCCTGAGCCCCGAGCCCCGCGCCCGCGGCCTTCTTCTCCAGCTGCTTGATCCGGGCGTTGATGTCCTCCATAGACTGGCCAACCAGAGCCGACGCGACCTTGGCGTCCGACGTCTGGACGTTCAGGTTCATGTTCTTCTGCTCGACCCGCTGGACGACCGCGCCCTTCACGCGCTGGTCGAGCATGGCGGTGATCTTCGCCTGCAGCTCCATGAGCTTCACGTTGATCTTCCCGTCCGGGGATCGGGCGTCGATCTCCAGATATTCGCGCATGAGCTGGAGGCCGAAGTTCAGCGCCTCCGTCGCGTGGGTCACGTAGCTCGTCGGCGGCGTCAGCATCCACGCCACCTTGATCGGGTTCACCAAGTAGCGGTCGTAGAAAAACTGACGGGTGCAGACGCCGGCGTACACCCGGACGTCCTGGATGCCCTTGCTCGTGCCCGCGGTCGCGTGGCACCGCTCGTACTCCTCCCAGAACCGGAGGCGCAGGCAGTTGTCGGTCGGGGTCGGAGCGGCGCC